TAATATTTCTTGGAGATGTATTTGTTAATTGTCTTCTGTACCAATCTCTTGATTGTTTTTTGCCACCAGTTTTTTGTTGTATCTGTTCAAAGATAGTTTTATACGCCAAGATTATCCTCCGTTAAAATTTGGAATGACCATCTTCTATCAGCACAAAATTCTTCTGCTGCCTTCCACTTTGCCTGGTTTTTAGCAAACTCTTTTATCTCATACATTTGTTTTTGAGTTACTCTTTTAACTGCTTTTGGACCAGCTACTTGTCTTTTAGGTTTGATTTCAATTAAACTTTCCTTAACAATCCCAGAGGCATCTTTGTATTTGATATAAAAGTCAGGGAAGTATTTGTGCACCCTAGAATCTAATGGAGATAGGTAAGGTATCCATATTTCTTCACTGGACCACCTCATTATATTTTCATTTACATCACAGTAGTGCATAAACTTACGCTCCCAGAGTGACCTATAAATGATATTCTTTGGGTCACCAATATACTTTTGTGGATGTTCTGGTTTATAGATACCCTTATAGCTCATACATATAATATAGGCACTTCCAATTATTTAGATGGCTGCAACAGACTACAAACATTTGTATTATTCTACTGATGAAATTGTCAGTAGGTTTAAACCATCACTATCAAATTATTTTGATGTTTTTGTTAATTCTGGAAAAGATTTTGGTGGAGTCAGTAACTATGATATAAATTTTTTAGCTTATGAGGCAGTTCTTCCTGGAACTTCATATGAAACAACACAAGTTTTTGGAGATAGTCAAGGTGTAACTGAGACCTTTGCCAATAAAAGAGTGTATCCTTCTGTTGATGTAAGTTTTTATGTAGATTATGATTATAAAGTTATTCAATTTTTTGAACAGTGGATAGCAGAAATATCACCTAACTCAGGAGTTCCTGGAACATCATATAATAAGTTTAACTATCCAGGAAATAATAATGTAGGATATCAAAAAGAAGTTATAATTACAAAATTTGAAAGAAATTTTAGACAACCAAATCAAAGATTGGTTAAAGGTGGTGTTTATGAAATGCCCAAAAATAGATGTACTTATATTTTAAGAAACGCTTTTCCTGTGAATTTAATTTCACTTCCAATTTCTTATGAGCAATCTGGTATATTAAAAACCACAGTAACTTTTAATTATGATGTATATGCCTTCTTTAAAAATGATGGAAAACAAATTAACAGCCCATCAGATGCTCCAACAGCTAGAGTTATTGATACTGGTGGAATCCCTCCCACTGGAACACCAGATAATCCTAATGCCTTTATTGCATAATAAATAGTCACAACTGAATTGTATATTTCAAAATGCCTTTACCTATTGTTGCAACTCCAACATATGAGTTGACTCTTCCATCTAATAAAAAGCAAATTAAATACAGACCCTTTCTGGTTAAGGAGGAAAAGATTTTAATCCTTGCTATGGAAAGTGGTGATTCAAAAGATATTAATAATGCAGTTAAAACTGTATTGAAAGATTGTATTTTGACCAGAGGTATTAAGATTGAAACTCTTCCAAGTTTTGATATTGAATATCTGTTCTTAAATATCAGAGCAAAATCTGTAGGTGAATCAGTAGACCTTATTATCACCTGCCCTGATGATGGAGAAACACAAGTTGATGTTACAATTAATGTAGATGAGATTCAAGTATTGATTCCAGAAGGTCATAGTTCTGAAATTAAAATTGATGATAGTATTACAGTGAAGATGAAGTATCCTTCTCTTCAAGAATTTATTGATAATAACTTTGACTTTACTAAACCAAGTAATAGCGAAGAGACTATCAATAAATCTTTTGATGTTGTAGCATCTTGTGTTGATATGGTTTATACCCAAGATGATTCTTGGTCTGCTGGTGATGTAACTAGAAAAGAACTTGTGGAGTGGTTGCAAACTTTTGATGCCAATCAATTCAAAGGTATTGAAAAGTTCTTTGATACTATGCCCAAACTTTCACATACATTGACAGTTAAGAATCCAAAAACTGGAATTGATAATGAAATAGTTCTTGAAGGGTTATCAAGTTTTTTCGGATAATGCTAAGTCATGAAGACTTAGAATCTTATTATAGAATTAATTTTGCCTTGATGCAGTATCATAAATACTCTTTGACTGAGATTGAAAATATGATGCCTTGGGAAAGAGAAATCTATTTGTCCCTTCTTGAAAATCATATTAGAGAGGAAGAAGAAAAAGCAGCAAAAGCAAATAGATGAACCCAGAAGATCAAAAACAAAAACTATTAAGATTTTTTGGATCTGGTGCTGGTACTAGATTTGGATCTTTTGCGTCTCCTATTACTAGAAGAATATCATTAATACCAAAAAGATCTATTCCTCAGCAGATAGTAAGTAGATTACAATCATCCACATCTTCTGGATTAGATGATGGAATAACAACAACTCAAAGAGATGTTTCATCTTTGGGTAAAGTAACTTTAAATCTTGAGCAAACTAAGAATAACTTAGAGAGAATACTTCAAGTTATTTCAGAAGATTATAAAAATACTCAAGAGCAAAATAAAAAAGAAGCAGACGAATATAGAAAAAGGATTGCAAACAGAGGTAGAATATTTGGAAAGAAAGAATTAGGAGATAGAAAAACTGATATACTTGGTGGCATTAAACAGTATGTTGGTTCATTTTTTAGTGGGGCTGGTGGTGCTATTAGAGGATTGGCAGCATTTAATTTATTAGAAGGAATATTAAATAAAGACCCTAAAAAAATAATTAGTTCTTTACTTGGTATTGGAATGACCTATCTTCCAGCAATTGGAGGACTTATTGGGTTATCAGTTGCTAAGAGTTTAGGTAAAAGATTATTAGGTTTTGGTGGAACAAAAGCAGCAGCAAAAGGGGCTGCTGGATTAGCAGAAGGTGCTGGTTCCTTAGGAAAGATGGGTAGATTTGGTGGCAAAGCAGCACTTGTTGCTGGGGGAATTGGATTAGCAAGTAGTTTATTCAATAGAGATGGAGGAGGTGATCAAACACAACAAAGATTAGAAGATCTAACACAACAACAAAAAGGATTAGTTCAACCTGGAAATATAATTTCTATTCCTCAGGATGATTTAAGAAGATTTGAAGCACTTAATAAAAAGTTTGAACAGGCACTAGATTTTCTTTTGGGAAAACAAAACGAACCTCAAAAAACTGGAGGAGGTGGTGGAGGTTCTCCAACTCCTACTCCTACTTCTCCTCCTAGTCCAGGGTCTATTGATCCAGGATCAGTATCTCCAACAGGAACTACCCAATCAGGAAATGCAAGTTTTTATGGAGGACCAACAGACCCTCATTGGCAAGGAAGAACTACAGCAAGTGGTGAAAAATTTGATGAAAATGCTATGACTGCTGCTTCCAATACTCTTCCATTAGGATCTTATGCAAGAGTTACTAATCCTCAAAATGGTAAGCAAGTAGTAGTAAAAATAAATGATACTGGAGGATTTGGAAAACTTGGTAGGATACTAGATTTAAGTTATGGTGCTATGAAAGAATTGGGAGGAATCCAATCTGGTGTAATCCCAGTTCAAATTGAATCAGTAACTCCAGGAAAATCTTCCCCCACATCAGTACAAACTTTAGCAACATCTCCAGCAGCAAGAAATCGTCCAGTTCACCAACCACCAACAGCAGGAGGACCAACTATACTTCCTATGGCAGTTCCTCAACAAATATCACCCCCACAACAATCATCTGTTGCTGCTGGAAATAATGATACAGTTCCATCAATTGATACAACATATCCTGAAAACTTTTTGGCATTATATTCAAAATTAATCTACCAGATTGTTTGATAAATGAATCCACAAACTCTTTTAAACAGACCTAAACCTCAAATAGTTCCAAAGATTACTAAGATTAGTGGTCTTGTAGATTCTTCTAACGAAATAAAAAGGTCTTCTACTAAGTTAAGAAAGGTTTTTGAAAAGGGAACATACCAAAAGAAAACACAATTAACAACTCTCAATAGGTATAAAAAAAGATTAGATGCTATTCAAAAACAAAATGATAAAAGATTTTCCCAGAGGTCAAAATTAAAGGTTAAACTTCCAGACATTAAAAAGTATGCTGGAAGTTTCTTTACTGCAGGATCTACAAGTGATCCATTAAAATCAATAGCAGCATTAGCAGCATTTAATTCTGTCTCAAAGGCAGGTAAAGGCGATTGGTTAGGTGCTGTTGGTCCTGGATTAGTTGCTACTGGATTGTTGTTTGGACCTGGATTAATTAAAGGTGGTGTTAATAGAATGTTTAGTGGTGGGAAATCAAATTCTCAATCTTCTCCTAGCATTATTAGTGGATCTCCATATTCTCAAACAAAAGCAGGAAAAGCATATGCTGGAATGCAAGCAGAAAGAAATCTTCCTAAGTGGGCACAAAAGGCAGTAGGTGGAAGTTCTAGTAGATTTGCAGCATCTAATGAAAGGGTGTTCCAAGGAACTGCTAATATAGGAGATAGGGCAAGAGTTCTTGGAAGAAAATTTGGATTTGGTGGGATTGGTGGAGCAGCAGAAAATATTGCAGCAAGAGGTGGAGGTGTAGCAGCAGAAGCAGCAACTGCAAGAGCTGGTGGAACTCTTGCTGCAAAGGCAGGTGGAGTTGGGGCAAGAGCAGTTCCCCTGTTAGGAACTGCTCTTAACATAGGTCTTTCTGCATATAGATTTAGTCAAGGTGATGTTGTAGGTGGAATTTTATCAGCAGTAAGTGCTATTCCTGTTATTGGATGGGCAGCTCTTGGAGTTGATTTGGCTAGGGAGTTTGGTGCTTTTGATGGTACTATCATAGGGAGAAAAGGACAAGATCAACTTAAAGAACAAACACAATCTCAAAAAGAATTAACTAACAAGAAAGAAAGTGGAGGAACATTAACCTTTAGAAAAACTTTGAATAGTTATGAAAAAACAATCAATAAATTTGAAGAATTTGCCAAAGGATTTAAAGGTTCTATGGGGATGAATAATGAACAAATTCAACAAACAGCAGCAAAAATCGAAGACTTGGGTGGAGGATCTACTCCAATTTCAACAGCAGGATATGAGTTTACAAAACAATCATCTTTTTCTCAATATTTGACTGGAGATCCATCATCTGGGACTGCATATGACCCATCTCACGGAACAGTAAGTAATTATCACGATCACTTAGCATTTAAAGATAGAGAAACTGCAAGAAGAGCTTATGATTTCTTAAAAAGTAAAGGACTTACTGTAACTGAACTTGGGGTTTCATCTGGTCATACTGCAGGATCTGCTCATTATGAGGGACGTGCATTTGATGTTCCTGGGGCACAGTGGGGAGGAACTGGAGCAATTGGTCAAACGGAATATGCAGGATCTGCAAAAGTCAGGGCATTTATGAATGATTTTTATAATTTAGAAAATCAAAAATCAGGATCACAACCTATGAGATCACCTTCTCCAGTAACTGCTGTAACTTCTCCTTTATCAACATCACCACAAAGAACTGCTCCACAAATTACACCTACACCAGCACCAAGAAGGGCATCAATTGCATCATACACTTCATATGATTCAAGGTCTCAGGTAGGTCAAATCATTCCACTACCTATTACTATTCCACAACAACAGCAGCAACAAATGATGCCATCACAATCATCAGGAATGATGATGAGTGGACCATCTGAACAAGACCTGTTAAATAGTTTCTATAAGAGAGTACTTCTCAATACGGTAGCATAATGGAATCATATCTTAATTATACAATATCACAATTTCTTATAGAATCTTCTGACGGAATAAATGTGATAGATGCAACTAATTGTATTGCTTCAATACAATATTTTGAAGATTTATTTTCTCCATCTATTTTTATTTCTGTTCTATTAGTTAATACTGATGGTCTTTTAAGTTCATTACCAAACAAAGATCCTAATATGTCACCAGGTATTAAAGGTGGAGAAAGAGTTAGTTTAGTAATAAAACAACCAGCAACAGGTAAATCAATAACTTTGGATGAAACAAAGAATACTTATTATATCTACAAAGTTTATGCCTCAACAACAGAGTCAACAAGAGAAGCATTTGTAGTAGAACTATGTCCTGCTGAAGTTTTTACAAATGAAACTTCAAGAGTTATGAGAAAATATAATGATACTATTGGAAAAACTGTAACAAAAATATTAAAAGAAGTTTTAGAAACAAAAAATTATGAATCAAAAAATATAGAAGAGACTGCAAACACTTATGAATTTATGGGGAATACCAAGAGACCATTTACTGTATTGACTTGGTTGTGTCCCAAATCAATCCCAGCAAAAAAACCACTTGGTGCAGAAATGGGAACTGCAGGATTTCTTTTTTATCAAAACAAAGATGGATTTAATTTTAAGAGTGTAGATTCTTTGATGAGTGGATTTGAATTGAATACCACAAACAAAAGAAAAATTGTAAAATATTATTATGCTCCTGGTGTTAACCAACCAGCAGATGTTAAATCTAATTTTAGAATATTAAACATTCCAACCTTTGAAAAGAATGTGAATATTATGGAGAATTTGAGAATAGGAATGTATTCTAGTACAAATTATTTCTTTGATATCCATACACTATCTTTTAGTACTAAAACTTACAAACTAAAAGATAGTTATCCTTTGATGTCTCATACGTCATCATCAAATAAAACACCACAGGTTCCTTTAAAACTTGATGAAAGTCCATCAAGGGTTATGGTTAGGGTATTGGATAATTATACTTTGGATAGTGCATCTGGAACAAAAAATAATTCCACAGATAATACCTTATATTATCAGGCACAATCAGTTGCAAGATATAATTTAGCATTCTCACAAAAGTTAAATATAACTATACCATTAAATTTAAACCTAACTGTGGGAGATGTAATTGAATTGGACTTTGGAAATATTACAAAAGATGATGCAAAAAAAGGAATAAAGGACACAGAAAAATCTGGTTACTATTTAATTAAAGAACTGTCACATTTGTTTGAAAAAAATCAAGGGTACACAGGACTTAAATTGATTAGAGATTCTTATGGAGCACCACCAGAATGACTACTATTAAAGAGCACATAAAAAGAAACAAGGATGAACTAAATAATCCGATGATATCATCCCAAAGACGTAGACATATAGAAGATGAATTGGATTCCCTTGAAAGGTATCATAACAATCATCCAGAAGATAACTATGATCCAACTACTTTGGAATTGTTTTGTGATACAAATCCCAATGCTCCAGAATGTAGGGTATATGACGTATGATGCTTGAACAATCCTTAATTAATCCCAACTTTTTAGGTAAGGAATCTTTTAGGTGGTTTATTGGAATTACTACTAAACATATAGAACTTAATGCAGAAAGGGGAACATATAAGGCAAAGGTTAGGATTATAGGATATCATCCAGACCTTACTGATATTGTTAAGGATGAAGAACTTCCTTGGGCACATGTTTTAGTTCCTCTTAGTTTGGGAACTGGAGTTGGTGGAAATGCTTGTACTGCAAATTCAAAAGGTGGAGAATTTGTTATTGGATTTTTTGCAGATGGTGATAATGGACAACAACCAATTATTATTGGGGCATTATATGGTGGAGGTGGTCCAGAACATCCTAATAATTTTAGTGAAGGAACCAATAAATTAAGACCATTTAAAGCAGATGTAACTAAAATAAAAAATCCAAATAATAATTCTTCTGAAACTGGAAAAACTTTTAATAAAAGTAAAGCTGGTGTTGCTACTCCTGGAGGTTCAAATCCTAATAATCCAACAGAACCTACCCAAGGAAGTGTTGCAACAAATACTGGAGGACTAGGTAATACTTTTTGTTTAGCAGTACCACCAGTGTGTGATGATTCATCCACTACTTATTCTAGAATATTAAGAGCACTAAGAAATTTTATTAAAGCACTAAGAACAGTTCAACAAGCTCAAAATGAATTTATTAATCCAACTTTAAATACAATTCAAGATATTCCTGGATTGGTACAGGACGTAGTAACTTCAATATCTGATTTGATTAGTAAGTATATGAAGAAGAAAAGAGATTTTATTATAGCAAAAATTCAGAAGTGGTGGAAAGAACAAATAGATAAACTTTTTTCTAAAGAAGTTAAGTTACTTAAACAAATTTTTACTGAAAAAATTGTAGATGAAATTTGGTGTATTTTTTCAAAAATTATCAGCAGTATTAATAAATTTATTTTTGATTTTGTTACCCAATTAGTTGGGGCAGTTACAAGCATACCTCTTTGTGCAGCAGAAGCATTTGTTGGAAGTATTATGACTACATTGAACAATGAAGTTAGTGATGCACTTAAACCAGTACTTGAAGAAATTACTTCAAATATAGGTCCAGTGTTAGGTGAAATTTCTAATTATACTTCCTTAGCATTATCTTATGCAAATCAGGCACTTACATTTTCAAGTTGTGAAAATGCATCTTGTAAACAATCTCTTGATTATGAAATGAATAAAGGATTTATTAATAAAGAAAGTATAGATTGGTATCAAAATGCACTAAACTATCCAAGCACATCAATTACTGAGGGTAAAAAGGCTGCAGAGCAGTGGCTTGGTATTACTGGAGGAAAAAATTCTGATTTGGAATACTCATACTTATCTGCTACCTATGGATATTGTGATGCAATTAACTTAGATTGTGGATTACCTACTATTGAATTCTTTTCGCCAGGTGGTGGTGGTTCTGGTGCAACTGGATTAGCAGTTGTTGATGCACTTGGTCAAATAATGGGAATCAATATTCAAAATTCTGGAACTGGATATTCAACTCCTCCATATGTTTCTGTTCAAGACCCTTGTGATAATGGATCTGGTGCAGTAGCAACTGCAAATATAACTGATGGGCAAGTTACTTCTGTAACCATAGTATCACCAGGTTCTGGGTATCTTGGTCCAAGTTCAATTACTACCCCTTGTACTACAAATCCAGTTGACCAAAGTGGTTCTGAAGTTGTTGGATATATTGTTGGGATTAATATTCTCAATACTGGTGTTGGATATGCATCTACTGATTTGATTACTGATATTGCTTGTAACAGTGATGTTCAGATTTATCCTATTGTAGATACAAGTGGAAGAATTGTTGGAACTAATATTATTAATCCAGGTTCTGCAATCAGAGTGTTCCCAGAATTATCAATAAATACACAAGATGGCGAAGGAGCAATCCTTCAACCAATTTTAAACTTTAAACCTGTTGAACCAGTTTCCTTAGAAACTAATATGAATAAAATTAATAAAGTAGTACTTTGTGCTGAAGATCATGGCGGATAATCAAGGATCACAGGGGTATGTTCCCCCTCAAACAGGTTATGTATTAAATGATGCTGCTGATGGTACAATTTTCATTGGGTCAGATGAAAAAGTAAAGGGAATAAAAAGACCCAGACAGATTGAACTTCATTCAACTTCAAATGCTTGTATAAAGTTATATAAGGATGGTGGATTTGAAATTAGAGGTCAATCCACAGGAACATCTGCTGATAATATTATTAGTGAATGTAAAGATGGATTAGCAGTTAGTGCAAAAAATATTAGATTAGATGCTGGTAATGGTGAAATAACACTTGCAGCAAGGTCAGTTAGATTTGAATCTACTGGAACTGATCAAGATTTTGTGCTTAGATCTAATGGTAATTTAAAAATAGAAGCAGGAGATACTTTAAAACTTGAAGGTTCTGTTGTTGCTATTGGTGCAAGAAC